TGCAGAAATGCGATGTGATTGTTAACGATGATCCGACTCATGTCGTGAATACAACGCATGAGTTTGAGTATACAAGCGGAATCCCGTCAATCATTGTCCGAATTGAAGAGGTAACGAGGTAGAGAGCCTTGTTATAAATTGTAACCCGTTCATGGCTGCTGTGTAGTACGTCACAAATACCTTTAGTAAGCCAGATTCATTGTCTCCCGGTAACTCCGGGAGCAGAAAGGAGAATAAATGGTAATTACAATTCCGGGCAAACCGGTTGGAAAAGCAAGACCAAGATTCCACAGAGCCGGATTTAAAGTCATTACATATACGCCACCAGAAAATAAAAAGTACGAAAAAGAAGTTGCAAGGATTTACAAGCAGAGCGTAGGCGTGCTTTACACGGACATCCCTCTGAGAGTTCGAATTTTAGCGAAATTTCCGATTCCAGATAGCTGGTCTAAGAAGAATAAGGAGAAAGCATTAAAAGGCGAAATAAAGCCGAATAAGAAGCCGGACTTAGATAATATCACAAAAATCATTCTGGATGGACTGAACGGAGTCGCATACACAGACGATAAGCAGGTAACCAGTCTGGAGATTGAAAAGGTATATTCCGACACGCCTTGCGTGGTGGTCTATATTGCGGAGGATGAGTGATGGGAGAGGTAAAGTGGATCAAGATAGCAACGGATATCTTTGACGATGAAAAGATATTGCTAATAGAGAGTTTCCCGGATGCTTATGCAATTATAACAGTCTGGTTCAAGCTGCTATGTCTTGCTGGGAAAAAGAATAACGGTGGTGTATTCCTGATGAATGACAAGATTCCCTACACAGACAAGATGCTGACTACAATCTTTAGAATGAATGAATCCACTGTAAAGTTGGCTCTGAACGCGTTTGAGCAATTTAAAATGATTGAGATAGTGGAGGGAATAATCACGATCCCGAACTGGAATAAGTACCAGACATTGGATGCTTATGAACGAAAAAAGGAGCGTGACAGGCTGTACCAAGAGGAAAGAAGAGCCAAACAAAGAGCTTTGATTGAAAAATCGTCTGACAAGTCGTCTGACAAGTCGTCTGAAAGAACGTCTGACGTCGCTGTTTCAGATATAGATAAAGAAGAAGATAAAGATAAAGATAAAGAAAGAGATATAAGAGGTAATAGAGTAGATTATCAGCAAATAGCTGATATGTATAATGCCACTTGCGTGTCATTCCCTCGCTTAACACGATTATCTGAAAAAAGAAAACGTGCAATTAAAGCAGGATTAAGAAAATACTCCATTGATGACATTAAGAAGGTATTTGAGCTTGCAGAGGAAAGCGATTTTCTAAAAGGGGAAAATGGCCGAAATTGGTCGGCAACATTTGATTGGATGATGAATGATGCAAATATGGCAAAGATTCTGGATGGGAATTATAAAAACAAAGATGCAAAGCAATCAAAACCGCCAGTAAGCAGAAACCTAAACAACTTTGATCGCAGAAATTACGACATGGACTCTCTGGAAGAGCAGTTATTGAAGTCAAATTAAGGAGGAAGAAAATGAAAGAAGAATTGTTAAAAATGGCACAGGAGTGTCTTTCCGAGGAAGAAGTAAAGGAAATCCTCAGAAATAAATTCAAGGAATCGATAGAATCGGCAATAGAATCAGCGTTTAGATGGGGAAAAGTAGAAAGTGCACTGAAGAAAAAAATAGACGAAGTTATGGTGCCGTACATAGAGAAGTATGATTTTTCGGAATACCTTCCAAAGTTGGATACGGTGCTTACAGAAATCGTAAATTCCGATGCTTGTATCGAGAATAAAAAGATTCTGGAAAATTTTAAGGAATTATCAATCAAGCAGGAAGAAAAAGAAATGGAAGTCACTGATCTGTTTGATGCATGGATTGCAATGTGCGAAAAGAAGATCAGTACAACTGGTCTGGAAGTGGAGTTTGACGATGGACCACACTACGAATCGGTCAGTTGCGAGATGCTAATAGAAGAGAGTGAAAGATCTACTTGGAGCTCCCTGCATAGGGCAGTAATCATTTTCGAAAACGAACACGATGAAAAGTTGAATATGGAAATTCCGATATCGAAATGGGATTTTGAGAAAGAGTATACACTTGACAGTTTGGGATGTGTAGACATTAAGTCGTTGAGATACCTTGGGGAATTTGACATGCTGTTGCTGAGATTACAAAGAGCGGGAACGAAAATCATCATAAACGAAATGGAAGCAGGTGGAGAAATATGTCCAGAGGAAGAGCCGGAAGCAAGTTTTAGTTAGGAGGCAAACATGAACAGAAAAAGATACGGTTTTAGAGTCTATAGGAAACAGTCTACCGGATTGAGACACGGAAATATGGATGCGTTTACGCGCGGCAGCACAAAGCGGAAGAGAAAGAATAGGGTGAGAGGGAAATGACGAACAATGATCATTTGAACAACATAACAGGAGAAATTGATACACCAGAAATCTCCGCAGTCAAGATGATACTTACAAGAATAGATGAGGATTTAGAAAACGATCTGTACGAAGAAAACCGTGATAAATACCTGAATTTGTACAAGAGCCAAAAAGAGTGGCTGGAAAGAGAGGTTGAAAATGCGTAGGCCAGCACACTTTCTGGATCCGTACAAGTTCCAGATCGAAGAGATGGTAAAGCTCGGATGCACGGATGAGCATATCCATAAAGTCTTGCATGACATCCAGAGATCGGAATTTACCAGAGATGATCTTATCCGGTACATGGATAAGACTGGGATTCGGAAGAGAAGAGCAGCGAAAAGATGGACGCGGAGCAAAGAGGTTGAGTGGGAAGAGCTTTGCAAGCAGTTGCGAGGAAATAAGAAGAAAATAAACGAAAAATAGAAAGGAGCCAGCCTCCGGCCGGGGCAAGGGTATACCGGGCTTCTGAGAAAATGGATAAAGAGAAAAAAGCAATCGAAAGAATTAAAATGGCAAGTGAAATGAGTCTACATCACTATGGTAGACCGCTTGTTTGTACGTATAGCGGAGGAAAGGATAGTGATGTGATGTTAGAGATTTTTAAGCGATCCGGAATCCCATTTGAAGTACATAACAGCCATACAACGGCAGATGCGCCGCAGACAGTTCGGCATATCCGGAAGGTATTTCGAGAACTGGAACTGCATGGGATTAAGTGCGAGATAGAAAAACCACGTTATAAAGGAAAACCGATTAGCATGTGGAAGTTAATTCCCGAAAAACTTATTCCGCCGACAAGATTGGTAAGATACTGTTGCTCTATACTGAAAGAAACTGGATGTGCAAACCGGTATATCGCAACCGGAGCAAGATGGGACGAAAGTGTTTCCAGAATGAAAAGGGAAGAGTTTGAAAAGCTCGGACAAACCCAAAAGGAGAAAGAAAAATTTACGAAGATAATGCTGATGGAGGATAACGATGCACGAAGACGGATGAGTGAGCTATGTATGCAGCAGAAAAAAATGATTGTAAATCCTATCATAGATTGGACGCATAGTGATATCTGGGGATATATAAATTCCGAGAAAATAGAGACGTGCGAGCTGTACCAGTGCGGATATGACCGTGTTGGTTGCATCGGATGTCCGATGGTAGGCAAAAAGCGTTACAAAGAGTTTGCAGATTTTCCAAAGTATAAGCAATTGTATATAAATGCTTTCGACAGGATGTTGAAAGAACGTGAACGAAGAGGAAAAGAATGTAAGTGGACGACAGGGGAAGAGGTATTTCTTTGGTGGATGGAAGACGAAAACATACCAGGGCAAATGAGCATAGAAGACTTTATTGCGGAGGAATAGGTGATGGGAAAAGTTGATGATTATACAGCCGGTAGATCACAGGGATTGATTCTGGCAAGGGAGATTGTAAAAAAAGACGGTATCGAGGGACTGGAAAAAGAAATCCAGTTTCGGAATATCACAGGAATAAATACAGCATTAACCAGAAAAGAACTAAACATTGCCTGCGAGAAGATAAAAAACATGACACTGGACACAATGATGGTGATCGCAGTCGCAACGCTGCATGATGAGTTCGGTTTTGCTGGGAAACGGTGCAAGAGATTTATTGACCGGATGAATCTGAAAGCATAGTGCTTGGTGGATGATATGGCAACATGGGATGAGTATACAAAGATGATTAAGGACGAAATCGGGATTGAGATGGCGATTAGGAGGAATGACTGATGGGAAGATGCAAATTAACAAGTATATGCGGACACAATTATTGTTGCATAGAATGCTCAGAAAACGAAGTGTGCAAAGAGCAGTGCGCAAGAATGGGCCGGTATGAGTATTGTGCGGAGTGTCCGGAATATGAGGAGGTGGAGTGATGATTTTATTTTGCCCTGATTTAACGGGAAAAGAAGAGGTAAAAGCAATGTTTATTGGGAATGGAGATTTTGTCAGACCAGTGTTACATCCGTGCATTAAAGAGAAATGCATAGCGTACAAGGATGGAAAGTGCCTGAAATACGACAATGAAGTGGAGAGGGAAAATGAATATACCGGAGAAAATCGTGGAAGAAATCGAATCCATGAAAAATGACGCCTACGAAACCTT